CCCTTTTGACTGCATTCAGATTTTTTTTAACTTTGCCCGCTTTTGCGTCGTAACATTAATACGTTACTCTTGTACACTTTCTTCAATCATGGACACAGATGGCATTTTTGCCACCTTGTTCCCTACACTTGATACCACGCCTGTTATTCCATTCACACCAACTGTGGAACAGAATGTGGCATTTCGTGAAAGTTACAAAACATCACGTGCCAAATTTACTGGCCCTGGTCATTCACATCTATTACTGCATCTTGATCGCATGGTTCAGGAACAGATGATTATCAATTTATTGCCAGGCAACATCATGATTCATGATGTTGGCGGTGCCAGTAAACGACACATGAAATACAACAGAACACACGTTTGGTCGAGTCAACCATTGTTAACTGTCGAAGATCACTTTCGCCCCGTCGATCCCAACATTGCATGCCGTCACATGGCTCAAATTTGTGACTGCAAACCTTTTGATATTGCAATATTCATCCACAGCATGTACTATCTTAATATGGATGACATCATCAAGATTCTTTTGAATACAACGAGCAAAAAGGCTTTTTCATTGATGCATGTCTTTGACAGTACAAACGGGAGTTTTGGTCCAAATAACCATTACACTGTTTTGGATGATGTAGTTACCATGTTTGTGTCTGGCAACTACACGCCATATGTCCATCCAAACAATCATTGGCTTAAATCATCATCATACACCAATGGTCAATTTTCCTTGGTGTGGTCACGTCATTCAGTTTCAGATGTATCATCTGTTTTTGAATTTCGTGTCTTGAATTCGACACAATTCTTGAACCACACCCACCCTGTCAACCCCGATTTTGTTACAATTTCTGCAAAAGGCACATCATTACATGGTATATGGCCATTTCACTGGACTCAGGTCACAGATGAAGTTGCTACTGTACCAGCTGATGTGTACTCGGCTCTTAAGCTTTATGCATTTGCCAAACCAAAGAATGACAAGTTGTATTCAATGCTGGGTTACAAAGCCATGTCGCTGCTGCGCGACAAAGGTGTTTCGACTGACAAGGCAGTCAAAATGCAGTCCGTAATGTGCAGCAAAATAATGAATGCTTCTGAGGGAATGGAGAAGCGTTTGTTGTTATCCCTGGTCACCAATTTCGCGCAAAGAGACGAGTTTAACAATATGTTAAAATTGTCCAAACCCCTAACCTCATATGTTGGTGCTAACGTTGTTTCAGTGTTAGCATTAACCATCATGTTTGGCATGGGTCATTATCGTGTTGCAGCAAAGACAAATCTTTGTATGCCTGCCGCTGCTGCATTTTGTTGGTTAATGACAGCAGCCAGCGGCACGACACGACATTTACTTGTAAATCATGGTTTTGATGATTTGCCTCCACCAGCCCAAGAAGCAGTGCCCATTCTGCTAATTGATTCAGAAGTGATTCCCATCGCCCCAACTGGATCAGCAACAGTCACACGTGACATAATAGTTGCTGAGCCAGCTAAAGGTGAGGCTATTCCTGTTGGAATAGTCTTGCATGATAATCAACCAGTTGTTTATGGTCAAACACAAACGAATGCGTTTGTGTCTGTTTCGAATCGTGGACTCATTACCTCTACTGAGCCTTCAAATAGAGTAATGTCTGATCTGCGGGCATACGTGTGGACAAACATCAAACGGTTGTTTCCTGACTTTCAACAAATTGAAGGCAGTTACACACAATGGAACAATCGATATCCTGCCGCGCAACGTTTAGCACATGATAAAGCACGTGCCATGTTGCCAGACAACAAGGTTTACAAACGGAAATCCTTTGTTAAGGTTGAAAAACTTTTGTACAATGTTAATAACAAATTTATCGACAAAGCCCCTTAATCCAGGGCGCCCAGGACACTTACAATGTCATTGTCGGTCCGTGGGTTTATGCATTCTCAAAAGAATTAATACGTGTTTGGAATGCTGATCACAGCATTTTTTACACATCAGGGGCATCAGGAGAAGAGATTGGCGCGTGGTTGGATGAACACTGTAAATATTTGGAAAATGATTACAGTAAATTCGACTCCACAATCG